GCCATCAGATCCAATCCTTACCCAATCTTGTTTCAGCCATTGTTTTAACTGTCCCATTATGCAGTCCCTTGCTGCCTGCGTATCGCATTCTTACCAGCCTTAGCTATTTTAGCTTGTTCCATTTTTCCTGCAACTTTTGCTCTTTGCTCCAAAACTGTAAGTATTTGTATCTTTCTAGCAAACGGTTTTTTTATCTTTTTAACTTTAGCAACTGTGGCTCTCGCATCAGCAGGTGTGGCAAACTTTATGGAAACAGTGTCTTTTGGGTTTTCATCTGTATACAAACGTCTACCCGTTCCTTTTGGTTTTTTACCCGTTCCTTTTTTAGGATTTTTTTCGTTTCCCATTTTTTACCAACTTAGATAATGTTCGTGCCTGACCTGCGTGTAATTTAGAAGCTTTTTTTAAACCCTTAACAACTTTACGAACTTTTTTCCTATTTGATTTTGTTAAACTCATCGGCCTTTCCTTTTACCACCTTTTGATTTTTTAGCATAGTTAGGGTCTTTACAGTATTTTGAGGCGGCCAAGTTTGCATACGCTGACGGGTATGTGTCAAATGTGCGTTTGGCCCACGCCTTGCCTTCGGGACAGATCTTACCACCACTTTTCACTTTCCCCCCTTTTTTCATGCGTACAACACTACTTTTACGAGTAGGGCAGGCTCCTGCCCCTAGATTGACGGCGCTAGTCATGTTAAACCTCACTTATCTCTTATAAACAGCATTATTTTCAAAGCTACGCCCTGTAAATTCTTCCCACATGGGCTTCAGCATAACATGTAACTCATCTATCTTTTTACTATTCTGATCTGTTTGTACAGACATTACAGCTATGTTTTTATCCACGTCTATCAAAGTGGACGATATCCAAGTAACCCCTGTTACGCATATACCCACTAAAGCGACAAAAAGAGTGCTTACCACAAACTGTTGATTTAACATTTCCATCTCCTACGAGCCGCGCAAATTCTCTTTTTAGGCGTTTTCTTACAGTTTATGTTATGCATCTTCATCTGGCCCTTGGACCGACTACAGTATGATTTACGACGCTTTGCATCTTTGCTGCCGGGTTTCACTTTTCCCGTCACAGCCGTTTTTAATTTAGAACCGGGATTAGCTTTTCTATAAGCTGCAACACCAGCTTTTGTCATTCCCGCCCCAGCTTTTGTGGGACGGAAATTCTTTTTGTTACGCTTTGGCATCGTAGCTTTACGAGGTGCCATGACTCACCTAATTAAAAAAGAAGGTTACTGCTGTAATGTTGGTTAAAGTGCCAACAAAAATGTCAGTAACCCTAATACCTTCAGCAGGAATGTTCACAGAGTGTGTGTCAGAAGCGTTAAAGTCTAAATCTAAGACAGTAGCACCGCCGGAACCATCTGTGATGGTAAGTCTTGGAGTTCCAGATGCAGTTTTTAATTGTATCTGTCGAATACGAGCAGGACCGACACCGAGTGATCCGGTGCCAGTAATCCGTTTCGTTTTTACATCAGAGCTTGCCATAGCTTACTCTCCGTTCTTTTTCGTAGACTTTTTAATAGGCTTTACAACCGTCTTGACAGACTTTTTACCACCGTTCAGCTTACCCATGATAAGCCTCTTACGAAACAGCGGCAGAGAATGGAGTAGCTTCGCTGCCTGTTGCCGCGCCACGAAGTACGACAGAGAACACGTTTGATGCTACGTCTTGAATTTCAATCGTGCCACCGAGAATACCCCCGGTAGTCGTACCATCCAACGTAATCGTGTCGCTTGTTGCGGCAGTTTCAAAAATAGACGCTGTATCGCCACCGTCGTTAGCCACGATCGCTACACCAGCCATCGTGTCATCGCCGTTAGCAACTTGAATTTTGTAACTGTTTGATGTAACGGTAGTGGCCACAAAAAACTTGTAGATATTACCTGTACCGCTGGCAGCAGGAAGAGTAACAGTCGCGCCACTTGCCACGCTTAAAACCATTGTCCGCCCCGCATTAGATGCCGAGGTCAGTGTTACATCCGCAGTTACGGATACGAGAGAATTTGATCCTGAAATAAATCCGCCAGTAGAAGTCACTGGACCTGAAAAAGTAGTTGCAGCCATATTTTTACCCCTTGCACAAGGTTTCGCTTTGTAGTCCGTGCAATGTCAGGTGGGCATGATCCTGTCTACAAAGCTAAAGTTACGCCCAAAATTAATATATAACAAAAAAGAGCGGCTGTGAAGCCGCTCTTTAAAACCTCTACGGGAGGAGAGGTTGTTAGGCTGCGCCCGGTGTTCCAAACACACAACGCCAATCAGAAACGCCGAAGCTATAACGCTCACGAGCCTTAAACCGCATGTTGCCGGTGTCAAAGTCACCTTCCATTGCAGTTTTGATTGGAGAACGGTTGAAGTATTTGAAACCGTTAGGTGCATCGGTCTTGATGAAAAACGCATCTGTGTCTGTCAAGAAGTGGTTAACTACTGCCCCTTCAGGAAGCATACCCATGTTCTTGATAGCATTTGCGTCGTTATCAGCCGTTGCTGAACGCAAGTTTGAGTTGATCACACGCTCTGCGATAAACTGCAATTCTTTTGGAATGATAAGCTTCATTCCACGAACTGCAATTTTGAGACCACGCTCATCTGTGAAACCAGCGATATCAATCAACATTTGCTCAAGCGAAGTTTCGTTCAAGTCAGCAGCCGTTGAAAGCAAATTACGCTGGTTACCTGTGAGTGATGGGTGTGATGAAGAACAAAGTGCTGCACCGTCACCGATTGCAGATGCGCCTGTGCTGAACGCATTGTTCAGAATAGCCGCAGCTTTAATCTGCTTGGTCTGGGCCATAGAGCGGGCCAGAGCCTTAGTGTAACGTGATGCCAAACGGTCATACAGATTATCCTCAATGGCTTCCTCAGTAATTGAGAACGCCAAAGCGATTGTCTCGTGTGTGTACCGTGCAGTGAATGTCTCTTGAGCATCGTCAAAAGAGATGGCTGCGCCCTCCTCTTTAGTCGGTGCTGTCGAGAAACCACCCAACATCACTTCTTCTTCAAATGAACGATCTGAAGCCTCTTCTGCGAAGATCTCAGCATGCTCGTTCTCGTAACGGTCGTACTCAAGCCCAAAAAGTGCATTTAGACCGGGTTCTAGCTCTTTAGCTAGTTGTGCTCTTGAAATAGCCATGTGCTAGCCTCCTATATTCCGGTGTTCGCTGCGGTGCCTACGGCAGCAGCAAAGCCTGAGTTGAACGGTGCATTCAAACGAACGATGTACTGATGACCAACTGCGGAATAATCCGTGTTGCCTTCCTCTTCGTAGAGTCCAACAATACGAACATCCAAGTTTGCGGTTGTCGCAGCGGTGCTAATATCAAGCATGTCTGAAGACTTGCCTGTATCTGTGCTGCCGTTGTTGACACTTGCCATGTCACAGTTAGCAAAAACGTCTGCCAAGGCGGTTGCCCGGTCAGTGTTTGTGCCATCTGCCACTACAACATATAGCTGCATTGGGTCATCATACACGTAAGCTTTCACCGGAAAGTTGGTGTTAACACTTACAGCATTTGAACCGGGCCAGTAATTAAGGTGGGTGTTCTTACCGGTTACGGAGTCAACATACTCAACACCACCTAAAACGCCTAAAGGAGCTACCGCTTGATCAGAACAAATAATTGTTCCAGCAGAGCTTGGGACAACAATCCCACCGTTATAGATAGCTGTTGTGTAGTTGTTAGCAATTTCATACATCGTCGTAGCGTTGTTATTGATATTGCCGCCCGTTTTACCAATAGGACGAAGGCCAAAACCACCTGTTAGGGTATTTGCCATTAGTTACTCCTATTTGACAAAGAGGTAGCCATCATTTCTGAGGACCACCAAAAGTTACACGAGATTGACGATCTGGTTTGTTGATCGTCATAGTCGAATGTGCATTCTCCCTCATCATATCAGAGTCCACCGCCTGCATCTGATCCGCACTTCTTTGGTTGAAGTAAGCTGATCTTTCAGCAACTGTTTCATCTGGTATGCGAGCAAGAATAAGTCCACCTACTCCAAACACACCTTCATATTTACCTGAGTCAATTACCGGGGCCTCAAAGTCTGGGTACTCATCCCTACGAACAAGTTCATAACCTTCACGCAATTTTGCGCTGATGTTCTTAGTATCGTCAAAACCACGAGTCTCCACTCGTATCCAACGATGCTTATAACCATCCGGTGCAGGCGGTGCATCCAACATAGACGGGGGAGCCCACGGCTTACGCTGCGCCGTTTTTTCCCTAGTTTGGTTTGCGCGAGAAGTACGTTTAACTGTACCTTCAAACATTTCGTTTTGTTCTTCAGCCATTTACTTACTCCTTCACGTATTTCGCGTATTCTTCAAGCGGCACACCCAATTTTTTCGCTATTGCGACTTGGCTAGGGGTGAGTCTAACCTTTTTCCCACTACTGCGCCCAGATGTAGACCGGGATACGGAAGCAACGGTCTGAGCGGGCCGTCTGCTTTCCCCGTTTTTCAGCTTATGCGGAAACTCCTCCCGCATACGCTTGTCTAACTCACTATAGTACTCATCGCTCTGCGGGTCAAACCCTTCATTTTCGATAAGTTTCTTATGAACACCAAAAGCGGCATACGTCATAGCCTCATCAGTGCCGAACCACTCGTTTCTCGACGCCCATTGTTCCGCCTTCGCGTCCGGACGGCGAGGTTGCTGCTGTGGCATAGGAGCATTGACCTGTGCTTCCTGCTGCGCTCTAACTTGTTGCGCCGCCCTCTCCTGTTGCGCCTTAGCTTGTTCCGCGCGATCATTCTCAATCGCGAGTCTCGTGATCTTTCTTTGCGCCTCAACAACTCCATTCGTGTCACCGATCTCTATGGCTTTGGCAAGTTCTCCTTCAGCAGAGGTCATCTCGCTGGTAACACGGTTACTATACTCGTTAACATAATTAGTGTCTAAAGCATTCATACGGCTTTTCAAGCCGTCTGCTTCAGCCTGAACATTCTGAGCGTATCTTAAAGCTTCTTCTCTCTGACGCTCTGCTTCCCGCATTTTTTTAGTCAAACGATCTATGCGTTTTTGCGTGTTACTTTCTGCTTTTTCAAACTGATCTTCACTTGACGCCTCTACTTCAGTTTCGGCGGCCTCTTCAGCTTTCACCTCAACTTCAGTATCTTGTGTATCCTCAAGCTCTAATTCAATTTGCTGCTTGTCTTCTTCTGCCATGTCCTGCTCCTAGAAATGAAGAATGTCTTCGGGTTCCATAATTTTAGCCAGCACCTCATCATCATTGAGTATGCGGACCTCCCCGCCATCTATCTTGAAGCGTGAGCCAGAATAACGAGCAAACATCACCCAATCACCCTGTTCACACCAAGCTCCGGTGGGAAACTTTTCTGAGTCCTTGTAAGCTAGAGATCCAACTTTAAGGACGTATCCTACTTGTGTAGAAACCGTTTGTTCTTGAACAACCGCATCCGGTAGATAAATACCACCATCTGTTTTACCCTTACCTCTGTAAGGCAAAACCAACAGACGCCATCCTGTCGGAGTCGGCATTCTTTCTAGGAGGGAAGACCCAATCGCTTCAGGGTCTAATACTCTGTCTTCCGGCTCTTTGTAAGCCTCTGAAATTTTTGCAACACCTTCGGCTGCTGCCTTCAAGTCAACCATTGCTTTGCTCCTGTTTATCTAGCAGGCTCTTGAGTTCCTGTTCCACATGATCTAGGGCTTTTAAATTACCCATGAGCTCACGATATTGCTCTATGCTACTTACGTTGTCATATATCAACAGATCATAAACAGCTTGCCGTCTATCTTTAACTATACGGAAAACGGCCTCCGCAAAATGTATCTCATCCACTCGTATATCTCCGCGTTAAATCCGATATAGTGTTATATCATTCCCAACGCAAAGTCACGAGTTTCTTCGTTACGACGTAGCCACCCTTTTCCAAAGGTATCAAAAGTTCTTAGACTACGGTAAAACTCTTCTCTTTCCTTAGTTATCTTTTCAATAATTTCTTCTGGTAGCTCTTCTTCAACCGCAGCTAAAGTCATTGGCCCTATAGCACCATCTTGTGTAACCATAACAACTTTCTGTAGAGCCTTCGCGGCTCTTCCGGGACCAGAATTAACGGCCCAATCAAAAATACAAAAGTCCACCCCACTGCTGAGTTGATCTGCTTTTACTCTATTCCAGTAACCATCTTTATAGATTTGTTGGACATGCTCATCCGGAATATTCTTCAATTCACTCACATCCTCTAAGGGTCTACCTAAAAAATCAGAATAAGTCTTGTGTGTGATGCCCTTGTTAGTTGCTCCCCCCGGATCTTCAGGGTGATCCACAAAACCACCTTCGTGCTTGAGAACCATCTCAAGACTTTTAAAAAAGTTTGCTTCCATTATTTTTTCCCAAAAAACTTTGTTGCCGCTCGTGTTCCAAAGCTTGCGCTCACAATAACTCCAAGCGTATATTGATAGTACTGCGGCATGGCCTCAAGAGCCGCAAAACCCTCTGACACTATTTGCCTACCCCAATCACCACAGAAAGCTAGGATAAGCGGGATACTAAACAAAATTGTAATCCATTCATCTTTCCAGCTATGTGCAGAAGCATCCGCCATCTTGAGATCCCAGTCAATCTCGCCTGTGGCTTTCTTCTCCATGATGACTGCTTCAGCTTTGGCTTTCGCAACTTTTGCGCCAGCTTCAGCCTTTGTCTTTTCAACTTTACCCTCTAGCCATGTACCAGCTAAAGAGGAAATAGGACCAATAAGTGCCTGTATCATTCCACTATCCTCACAATATAATTTGTGCCGTCTGCGTTCTTCGATACCTCAACCGTCTTGTTTTCACAAGCGTATCGAACAGAAGTTGACTTCTTATAGAGATTACGTTCAATAGTTCGCTTTGCCTTGAGACATTTGGCAATTTGCTCAAAAGCTGTATGTTCTGCAACGTCACCGCCCATGTACAAAATCAGTGTGATCGTTTCAATTACCACGTTGCTCATTCCTCATTTTTTCAATGGTTGCCTCGATGTTTGTTAAACGCTTTTCAAAAAAATCCAGCGTGAGTTTTTGGGTTTGATCATGTGGAAGTTTTCCTGAATCGGCCTGTTCTTGTAATTTTGCAAGCTGAACCGATAGATTCTCGATCAGCATATATTGCTCTGCGTCCTGTGGGAGCGAACCAGCCTCTCCTCTGGGCCATTTTATGCGAAATTCTGTGTTTTGACCTAAATCAGCCTCAATGAGTATAATGTCATTCTCTATGCTATTTAAACGCTCTATAATTCCAAAATAAGCCCATGTCCCAATGGCGGCCCCGACAACCATTGCAATCAAATTGCGTATTGGCATGGAGAGTTCAGTGTTTTCACTTAACTTGGTCGCCATTACTTACACTCTGTCTTACCTGCACAATCTTTTGGAAAACAGTGCATGGCCATCTTGTAATGTTTGTTATCATAAACGGCTGACCAGCGCTCATCCTCCAGCATCCAGTGACATTGTTTTCGGCTCATGGGCTGCTGTAACGCCATCTGCCCGATATAGTGATCCATGACTCCATCGTTACCCCACATTGAGATGACTAAAATGTACTCTCTCAAAGACATTAATATAACTCTTTGTCTTTACTCACTTTTACTGGTTTGCAATATGCCGTCGCCTTGTGTTCTGAGGGAACTCTGCTATAATGCTGATAATTCCCATACCTCTTTGTTACCTGTGATGCAAAAAAATTGCAATCAGTTACTGAACGGAAGTACATGTCTTGGCTTTGTATTTTACCGCCAAGAACCACAACAAGTAAAAAAGCATGTATCACTTTTTAACCTAATATGTATCCTGCAATAAAAGACACTGCCCACAACGTGATAATTATCTCTTTGACATCCATGTCGTCATCCCAATATATGCTCCAACTATACCACTTCCACTGAGAAAAATTAAATCAGTGACCCCCGCAAGTCCCTCAAGTTTTTCCGCGGAGCACAACGGAGAGGCCAGAAAAGTTGCGTAAAGACCCATGAATATTAAAGTATATCGTGCCATACGCAACTGAGCTAAATTTTTACGAAGTTCTGTTTCTGTTTTTTTTATCTCTTTGATATGAGACAATTCTTCATCGCTAACAATTCCGTCTCCGTCCTCATCATACTCAGAATACACACTGTCTTTTTGTAATTTTTTCTGTTTCATAGCACCACCATAAATAGAAATACAAAAAATCCAAAAGCCACCATTACCACGGTCAAAGTTAAAACAACATTTTTTACGGTTTCTTCAAATTCTTTCTGCTGTCTTATTTTCTCCCGTTTCGCCCTCATCGCCGCCTCTCTAGCCTCCTGAAGACGACGAGCCCGCTCATCTAAAATGCTTCTCCATGTGCCGTGACCAAAGCGCAAATCAATTAATGTGGCTATCTCCTGAACTTTTTCCTGTGCCAGCTTTGCATCTACAATTTCTCTCGCTACACTCTCCACGCCAAACTGGTCAGTCAAACTCTGCCCTGATTTCTTGTTACGGGCCTTTTGCGTCTCTTGCTCACCACGCAGCAAATCATCTATCTGACCCGCTAACGAGCCGATATCCTTCGCGGTATCCACGTTTTGTTTAATAAAATCAGTGGCTTGTTTTACTAACGCAAGCCCTGTAAGCACTTCTGCTACAACCATTTTAATGCCCCCAAGCTATGGCGTTATTGTTTTTTGAGTAGTTCCCTCTCCATTGCAGACTGAATACGTGCTTGGGTCTGTTTTTCCTGACTGGCAAGCTTCTGTTGGAACTGAGATGCCCGCATCTGCTGGTTCTGTGCATCCAGATTTAGTTTAGCCGCTTCATTTTGAGCATCAGCCTGTTCAGCCTGCGCCCTAATCTGTAGCTCCTGCTCTTTCAACTGAACCAGCGGATCTGGGCCTTGACCCGATACCTGCTGAGACAACTGTTTAACCATCTGCATACCTTCAGCAACAAACTGAGCCGTTAGGCCCTCTACCTGTAGCATCTCTTCTTCTGTAGCCGCCGCTCCTCCAACTGCTTGTCTAGACTGTATAAACTGTACCGCTGCCCGTTCACGAGCCGCTATCCGCACATGCTCCATGATGTGCTTCTGTAAAGATATAGCTATTGCAGGCATTCCTGCAACCATCGGTGTAGACCCAAATACCATGTGCGCCATTATATGCGCCTCATGCTCCTGACCTTCAAACGCCTGCAAAGGCACCATGTCCAGAGCATCTATATTCTCTTGCGCCGGATCTTTTGGCTCCGGCTCCTCATCAGGAATACGCTTCATTATCCTGTCGGTGTCTTTAACACCCAGCGCCTCGTACATGTCCTTGTACACTTCGTGCATGTTGTGAAGCTCTGGAGCGGCACCAGCAAGCTGTAACTTGGTCTGTGCCAGCGCAATCCGCTGCGCCTGACTAAACATATTCGGATCAGATACAGGAACTACGTCAATCCTGTCGTCAAAGTCACTCGCCATTATGGCAGACTCCGCACCCTCTACAGAATACGGATACTCCTGCGGCAAACTCTCCGACATAACCCGCGCCAGCATCTTGAACTCAATCCGCATGGCGTAGTGCAACCGCTTATGCACCGCACTCATCACACGAGAACCCTGTTCCAGCATCGCAATAGTCGTTCCAACAGCCGCCTGCTGGTTACCATCGCCCACTTTCAGGTCTGTAATCGTCGCAAACCGCTGACCCGCCTGAACAACAAACCCAAGCAAGTTAAACAGCGTCGCATCCGGCCCTTTGAACGGCAGCGGCATCAGGCTGTCACGAATAGCCCCTCCGGGAGCATCCACATCGCGAAACTCACCGGGCTGCAACGGGTC